TATCAAATTTTTTATCTCAATTTAGAAATGAATTTTTAACTACATTACCTGAAAATTTAAATGTTGGTGTAGACAAAAGGAAATTAATTAAAAATATTAAATCATTATATCAATCTAAAGGTACCATAGATGGACACAGAATGTTTTTTAAATTATTATTTAATGAAGATTCGGAAACAACTTTACCAAGAGAACAAATTTTAAGAGTATCTGATGGTAAATTTTCATCAAAAAAAATTATAAAATGTATAGAATTGCAAGGTGATAATAATAAATTAATAGGTAGAACAATTACAGGTCAGACTTCTGGAGCTACGGCGATTGTAGAAAGTGTTGTAAAATTTATTATTCAAGGACATATTGTCAGTGAAATAACTTTGAATGCTGATAATATAATAGGAACATTTCAAGTTGATGAAGAAATAAGAGGAACGGCTAGTGATGAAGATAGTTTTATTGTTAAATCTAATATTACAGGCGTTCCTGTTTCTACTAATATTACAAATGAAGGATTTTTATATGAAGAAAATGATAATATAGAAATAACGGGTGGAGGGTTTGGAGCTTCAATAAAAACCGGAACAACTACTTCTGAAGGACTTACTGAAATAATTATAGATAATCCAGGAGTTGGTTACACAATAGGAGATGATTTAGTTTTTAATAATACTAACACAAATGGCGGAGCGGCCGCTGGATTTGTTAAAATAGTAAATGGTGGTATTAGTAATGAAGATAATTCTGGTGATAGAATAATTTTAGAAGATTCAACAACAAGAGGAGACCCATATTCAGGCAGTGTTATTGTACAAGAATCAGCAACAGGTGCAAGAGATATTACTGATTTATTTTTATATAATCCGGGTTCTAGTTATAAAAGACTTCCTATTGTTTCTATATTCACAACAACGGGACTAAACGCTACTTTAAAAGCTTTTGGATCGAATATTGGTAAAATACAAAAAATAAATGTTATTGATGCTGGTGCTGAATACGAAAATAGTCCTTCACCTCCCACTTTAAAGTTTAAAACAAATTTAATCATTATACAAAAAACAGGAACTTTTAATGTTGATGAAACAGTTACAAGTAACACAGGAGCTACAGGTGTAATTTCAAGACTTAATAATGATACAGGATTAATAACTTTACAAAATGTGTCAGGAACATTTACAATAAATTCTATTATTACAGGTTCTCTTTCAGGAGCAACAGCAACAATTAAAAAAACTGCAACAGCTACAGCAAATGTTACGATAGGTGCTTTAACAGACACGGATGGTAGTTATGTAAATCAAGATGGTCACGTTTCTGAATTTACAATGAGAGTTCAAGACAGTTTGCTTTATCAAGATTTTTCTTATTTAATACAAGTTGGAAGATCGATTAGTGAATGGCGTGACGATTTTAAAAAAACAATGCACACAGCAGGTTTTTATCTTGCTAGTAAATTAAATATACAATCACGTATTAATATGCAAGCTCGAGCTCCAGTTTCAGGTGAAGTATCAGGAGTTCAAGACGTTCCAATATACTCAATCATAAACACATTATTCTCAACAATATTTGGTAGAAGATTAGGTACTGAAAGTGATGGCACAACTGTAAGAGCAAATTCACAATTAGGTATAAATGCTGATTTAAATACTTCTACTATTTCACCTTTTTTAAATACAACAAGAGATGTTACATTATTTAATGAAGGAGTTAAGCTTGATATATTATCACGTTTAAGAGGACAATTTAATAATGTTACAATTGCACAAGGATTCGTCTATGCAGGCCCTCGATATGGTACAATTAATAGAGAAGCTTTACGTACTTTTGTAAGACAATCAGGTACAAACTATTCTATTGCTGAATTAAGTGCAAATTTAACTTTTGGTACAAGATCATCTTTTGATGGACAAGACAACACATTTTTATTTTGTTCGACTAATACAACTTTTCATAAACTTATATTAGAGGATGAAACTAATTTTATAGATGATGATGGATCAAGCTTGATTGAAAGTGGTACGTTAAGATTAGAACAAGATGATCCAGTATCAGGTCAACCAAAGTTTTTTTTAAACGAAGAAATTACAACAAATGAATTAGGTAGATTTATTAAAACAAAATTAACTATACCAGCGGAAATTTTATCTTTTGAACCTGAAAATCAATTCGATAATACAGGAATTAGATTTGACCAGACAATAGACAATGATGGCAACCCTATAACTTTTGATGATACTACACCTTAATATGAGTATAAATATAACAAAAAGATAATCAATGGCTAAACAAACAATTAATATAGGTTCAGTACCAAACGACGGAAACGGTAGTGATCTACGTACAGGCGGTATAATTATTAATGATAACTTTAATGAATTATATACAGCATTAGGTAATGGTACTACTATCACTTTAACAGCAACGCCTGCTCAATTAAATTTATTAACAGGTGCAACTGAAATTGTATTTCCATCAAGTTCAAATACACTTACAAATAAAATAATAAGTGGTTCAAATAATACATTATCTAATATTAGTAATGCTTCTTTAAGTAATTCAAGTATTAGTGTAAGAGATGATGCCTCTTCTTCTATTTCAATTGCATTAGGTGAAACTTTAAAAATTAAAAGTAATGATGGTATTACGACAACTGTAAGTGCAGGAGATACTATTACTGTTTCTTTAGATAATACATTAACAAATATAACTTTATCATCGCCTAATATATCTTCAATTACTAATTCAGGTATTTTAACTTTACCAACATCAACAGATACTTTAATAGGTCGTGCTACATCCGATATTTTAACAAATAAAACAATTGCAGCTTCAAACAATACAATATCAGGACTTACAAATACAAATTTAAGTGGTTCAGCAGGAATTACAAATGCTAATATATTAAATTCTAATGTAAAATTTTCTGATGATACCTCAACAGTTTCTACAATTAATTTAGGAAACACTTTAAAGATTGCAGGAGGAGAAGCTATAGATACTACAATTTCAGGTAGTACAATTACAATTACCGCTGAAGATGCCACATCATCTAACAAAGGTGTTGCATCATTTAATACGGCCAGTTTTACAGTTACAAGTGGTGATGTTACAATTAAATCAGGCGGTGTATCAAATGCACAATTAGCAAACTCAACAATTACTTTAGGTTCTACTTCTACATCATTAGGTGGTACAACAACTTCAGTTGCTGGCCTTTCATTAACAGGTGCATCAAACACAATTGATTTAACAAGTTCAGGAAATAAATTAAGATTTGATTTCGTAAACTTAGCTGGTTTTCCTAACGCTACAACATATCAAGGTTTATTTGCAGTAGCAACAGGCACAGCAAAGGCCTACTTTGCAGACTCAGGTGCTTACAACGAAATACTTACTGAAAACTCTAGTATAAAAGATTTAGCAGATGTGGCCAGCACAAATCCATCAAACGGTCAGATTTTAAAATTTAATAGTGCAAATGGTCGATATGAACCTGTTACATTATTATCTTATTCATCAGGTTCATTTACAGGAGATGGTTCAACTGTTAACTTTACGATAAACAGTGGCAGAACAGTTAATGATATTCTGGTTTTTGTAAACGGATTATGTTTAATACCAACAACAGACTACACAATTTCAACAACAACTTTAACTTTTGTATCAGCACCAGCATTATCTGCTACAATACAAATCAGATATTTACCAATTTAACTTATGATAAACTCGTATAAATAGTAAGAAAGAATAACAAAATATGCCAGCAATTATAACAAATAAATTCAGAATAAACAACGCTGAACAATTTTTAGAGTCTTTCAATGAAGAAACAGGACTCTTGGCAGGTGGTAATCCTTCTGTATTTTTAGGAGAGAGATATTACCTAGGTATCGGCCGACCACAGGCCTTTGCAACACAAACAAGAGGTGACGGAAGAACAGAAAATCAAGGCACAGACACAGCTCCAATTACACCAGCAGACAGTATCGCAGAAGAATTTAATACCTTTGATGATTTATTAGCTGCTAAAAAAATTCAACCTTCGGATGTTTCATATGTAATACCAAGAAGAAACTGGACGAATGGAACAGTTTACGATTATTACAGACACGATTATGGTAATCGTATTACAGGCACAACAACAATTCAAACAGCAACTAGCGGTGCAACAAATTTATTTGATGCTACGTTTTATGTATTAACATCAGATAGAAAGGTTTACAAATGTGTAGACAATAATAACGGTGGAGTCGTAAGTGATGAACCAACATCAACTTCTTCTGGTGTAATTATAACGTCAGATAATTATAAGTGGATATATATGTACACTTTATCGGCCTCACAACAAACAAATTTTTTGTCCACAGATTTTATGGCTGTTCCAACAACCGGTACAGCAAGCACTGATGGTAGAATTGATATTGTAAAAATTAAATCAGCAGGCACAGGCGGGTTAAACGGAACATATACTAGTATTCCAATTCGAGGAGATGGTACAGGCGGATTAATTTCAGTTACAATAACAGGCGGTGTTATATCAGATGTAACACTCACTGGAGGTTCAGGATATACTTTTGCTTATGTATCAAATGCTCAGATAGTAGATGCAGGTGCAGCAGGATTAACAGGTGCAGAATTAGATTTTATTATTTCTCCAAAAGGAGGACACGGTTCTAATCCACAAAAAGAATTAGGTGGATTCTTTGTAATGTTAAACGTGAGTTTAGAAGGAACAGAAACAGCAAATACAGGCGACTTTACAGCAGAAAATGATTTTAGAAGAATCGTATTAATTAGAAATCCTTTTTCAGGAGGTGTTGCAGCAAGCACTTCAACATTACGTGCAACAAAGGCCGTACGTTTTAGTTCTTTTACAGGAACTTTTCAAGTTGATGAAGAAATTAATCAAAATAATACAAATGCTGTTGGTAAAGTGATTGAATGGGATTCAACAAATAAAATATTACATTACATACAAACAAGATTTAATGATGAGGGTGTTGATGCTAATGGTGATCGTACACCGTTTACTGGTGTAAATACAATTACAGGTCAAGCTTCAGGCGCTACAGGCACACCAAGTAATGTTGCAAGTGAAACTTTTGATCAAATTACATTTACAAGCGGTTATAAAGACACAGAATTAGATAGACATAAAGGCGATGTTTTATACATTGAAAACAGAGCACCAATACAAAGATCGGCGGATCAAACCGAAAATATTAAATTAGTAATTGAGTTTTAAGGAGAGATATGCCAAGTCAAAAAGACTTTAACCTTTCACCTTACTTTGATGACTACGCTGAGTCGAAAAAATTTCATAGAGTTCTTTTTAGACCGGCTTTTGCAGTTCAGGCTAGAGAGTTAACACAATCACAAACAATTCTACAAAATCAAGTAGAAAGATTATCAGATCACATCTTTGAAAAGGGCGCTATGGTTATACCAGGCGAAATTTCTTTTGATTTAGAATATTACGCTGTTAAGTTAACATCTAAAACTTTTGCTACGGTAGCTGAATACATTGGTAAAGAAATTGTAGGCGTTACTTCAGGTGTTATAGGTGTTTGCGTTAATGCTGTTGCACAGACGGCAGACGGAACAGATCCAGATACTTTATATGTTAAATATAATAAAACAGGTTCTAATAATACATCTTTAGTTTTTACAAATGGTGAAACAATACAGGCTAGAACAGTAGGTTTA